AAATCATTATTATTTAATGACTCCAAAATAGAACCATCCAGTCTATTTTCAAATGCATTCATATCTTTTATATCCCTGGTTATATTACATTCTTGTATATCAGGTCTTGTTTGATATATTTTACCAATATTTCCACTATCTCTTGGAGCATAACTATCTGTCACTAAACGATTTGTTTTCATATCTATATCTTTTTTATCAATTGGTACATTAACTCTTCCAGGATTTGGTGTTCCGCCTGCATCCATTAATAATCTTTCACGAGATCCATCTATTTCAGCATTTTCAACATTTTCACGACTAACTTGACGATGATCATTCAAAGATTTGGCGATACCTATATTTTCATTATCTACTGTAAATTGTTTATGACTATTTCTGATATCAACTTCTTTTGTAGCATATCCTCCTAATATACCATTAATAATACCTCCAATATAACCCAATTCAGTCTTGCCTTTAATGGTAGTTTCTTTCATTGTTTTCTTAGCAATTTCCGCATTATGCATATATACTCTATATTGTCCTTTTCCAATATTTCTAACAGTATCATAAGGTGAAACAGTTTCTCTTACAGTTTTTTTCAAATCATCCTGTAATGCAGAATAGTTCTTATCATTACCACTTAAATTTAAATTATCACTATCGTGAATAATTGTCTCTTTAACTGTTGTCTTTGCTGTATCATGTAAAGCAGAATAAGACTCGTCTGGCCCGGTTAAATTTAAATTCTCACTATCATGTATTGTAGTTTCTTTAACAGTTGTTTTCATAGTATCATTCGTGTCGTGTACAGCTAACTTATTTGGTATTTGAATACTTGTATTTCCAACTGCTCTTGGTGCTTCTATTAAATACTCTTTAAGAGATAAACGTATTGCATCTAAAACTGGATTTACTATTGCTTTTACAGTAGTTGATAAATTTGTAATAGGGGTTTGTTCAGTACAAGTTCTTTCATTATCATAAACAATAATTTTACTCATACCATAATCATCTTTCGTAGACATTCCTGGAACATTAACAAGTGTAGCAGTACCATTATATTCAACATGTGATGTCTGTCGATGAGTATCTTTAATATCAATTTCAGGTCGGGCAGTATCTTTGGTTATATTTGCTTTCGAGAAAAACCAATTCGCAATTCCTTGTTTATAAGTAGTTTCGGGTTTATTTTTTTTCAAAGGAGTAATAACAGCTCTTTGTTCAGTTTTTTTAGCAGGACCAGGGATCGGGACTTGAAATTCTGAACTTCTCTGATTAGACTGATATCTTAATTCATCAACAGTTTTAGGTATGACATAATCTCTAGTATCATTTTGTTGAAATCCACCACTTCCATCAGTTGTAAAACCTTTATTGATACCAGGACCAATATATTGTTGTTCAAATGGTAAAACATTATTCATAATTTGTGAAGAACTGATACGATTTTTGAGGAAATCACTTTGAGATTTGGAACCATTTATATTATCAATATTGGTGTTTTTGAATGTATTTTCAACCTCCTTTTTTTGTTGATAAAATATATTGTTACCAGTTTTCATATCTAAATTATTAGAAAATCTTTCAACATCGGTATTCTGTGTAACATTACCTTTCAAAAACGGTTGCATATTATTATGTTTAAAACTACCTTTATCAAATCTTTTACCACTTAATAAAGAAATGTCATTATTAGTTTGGTTATTAATATTTGCAAAAGCAGATGATCCACTATGTAAAGGAAAAACACCCGAATTTAATGTATCTTTAGATTTGTTAAAAAGATCGTTTCCTCTTTTAATCTGATCACGTTTTACACTTTCTAAAAAAGATGATTCATAAATATTTTTCATCGATGGTTTGTCTTGGGATGCCAATTCCATCATTGTTTTCCCTCTTATCATTAATATATAAAAAATAGTATCATAAAAATATCTATCTTAAAAATAAAATAATGTTTTCTAATAATTTAACAGGATTATTGATGTCAATGTTATCAATGCGAAAAGTACTATAATTACACATGATGTTTTCTACACACCCCATCAAATATTTGATATCATTTGTCTTAAAGGAATTACAAAAGTCATCAAATAAAACAATATTAGACGTTTGAATCTGAAAACATTTATCTAAAAAATTGTATCGAATTGTCTTATCTTTTTTTAATATATCAATATAAATATTATCGATATTGATTTCTTGAAAACCAATACTATATTTAAAGAATACAAAATACAACAAAAGAATAATTTGTAAAAGAACATCTTTTTCGAATATCTTTTCCAAAACAGGACTATAGTATTTCGAAATAATAACAGATGATTCTTCAAATTCATTAAATTTGGTATTATTTAAGTAATCTATAATATCACTTTCATATTCAAAATAACATAACGGTTTAACTATATTAATATGTTTTATTTTATTGGTTATTTCATATGAATTCAATAAAATAGTGGAATCCCATGAAAATAGTTTTACATAAAATCCAGAATCTATGTCCAACATTTTATTCAATAAATACTTTTGATGTTTGAAGAAACGAAGATCGTGATTATTTAAAAAATCCCGGATTTCAATATCATTAATATATATGTGTTTTTTCGATACATTCATATATATTTAATAAAAACAATACTCTTTATACTTATTTACATAAGTTACCGTAATTTACTGCACCTAATGGATTTCCAGGTGCGAACATATCTTGTGCATTTCCTTTTTGCCATTGTTTAAGAGCTTCATCGGCCATTTTAATATTACCATTATATTGAGGAAAACATAAGGTTTGATCCATTGGTTTTTCAATTAAAGGAACATGGTTATCTTTTGCAACCATTCTGTAATTTACAGGAACTCTGTCAAAATCTTCAATTGCTTTTGATTGTGGATCATAACATAACCATTCCCATCTATTAATACCAGTACCTCTTAAAGAACAAGCCGGATTAGAAAGTCTTGTATCTTCTCTTGGTGCCGAACATTCTCTTGTTTTATAGTTATCGACAGTACATCCACTTGTTTTTTGATATTTGCCAGGAAAGTATTCTTCGGCATTACATTTACTTAATTTGTAATTAATACCAAGTAATTCACTTGAATCATCGACAGCAGTTTTCATCATACATGTATTAGGACCATAATTTTGATATCTAAGAGATGGATCATCAGGAAAACCATCACAGTCGGAACAATCATTATATGGTGTGTTCAATGAATATAAACCAGGTCCAATTGTTCTTTTTAATTTTTCAGTGTAACTGCAACTATCATAATTAATTCTTGTATCATTTGGTTGATTCATGTTCTATTATTGATATATATTTTTTATATTAACACTTATTATATTCCATTTGAGGAGGTTTTGGAATACTTCTGTACATTATAGATTGACAAGCTGGTAAATGTAATGCGGTAGTATCAATTGGATCGGTTTTATCATTTTTAATAATACCATCATCGGTTGGAACATATAAATTATCAGGACATTTTGAAATATATCTCGTTTGTCCTCTTAATTCACTTTCTAAATCTATGATATTACCCTTGATATGTGAAACAGAAGTACCTCCGATAAATCCCAATTGATGTCTGCATTTATCCTCTCTTTCAAAATTCATAGGGGAAAGAACATAACTCAATGTACTAACATTATTTTGTAAATTTTGTTTATAAGAGCAATTGTCATACTTGCCTCTATTAAAACTCATTATCTAATAAATATAAATAGATTTTATTTTCTGTTACATCTATTATATTTCTGTTTATTTACATACGATCTTGTATCTTCTCCTCCTCTAATCCACGAAGGAACAATATGATCCGGATTTTGAACTTCTTTAACACAATCTAATAAAGGTGCAAAAACATTTGTTGTCTTTTCCATAATATGTTTATTACATATACCATTTTGTGTAGCAAAAGATCCAATGACTTCATCGACCATTTTATCATTGGGAGTAAGTTTGGTATCATTACCACACATTAAATCCAATTCTTTATTAATGTTTCTACATGTTCCAGTGAGTTTGGGACCCCCTGCAAATATTCTTGTTGAAAGTTGTACAGGACATCTATCACGTGTCATAGTTTCTTGGGAATTTCTTAAAGAAGAATAAACATCAATTAAATAATCATCTGTTACACCATAACCAGTTCTTCCATTTAGATTTACATGGTCATAAGAAAATTGTGGAAAACTACCGATTTCAGTTTCTGTTTTATATGAATCATTGTAATATAATGAGTATTTTTCGATTTTATTATTATTATTATCTTTTGCATTCATCCAACATTTATCAGAGTTCAACTTTATCTCAGAGTTAAATAAAGATGTCATTATTCTATCTTATTCAAATAAATAAAAAAATAATTTATAATCTAATATCTCTATACATATTTGTATAACAACGATTTGAATTACCTTCCTTACAGGAAGGACCTCTATTATATAACCAATTTCCAAACTCATTCTGATCATTCGGAATAGAATCTCCTGGTACTGTATAGAATTGTCTTTTTAATAACGAAGAACGATTATATAAATCATTTGAGTTAATAAAGTTCTGTTTATCGAAAATTTCTTCTATTTGTTTTTCTATATTTTCATTGAATGATGGACAAGCACCTGAAATTTCATTTTTACTATAATCTCTTAAATGAGTTATATTCGGGTTCATCATCGGATTATTTATAGAAGGTTTTATACATACTAAATTATCAATGACTTCTAAATCATTTTCATTCAAAAACTTCTCAGCAATATCATCACGATATTTTTCACTATATTTATATATAATTATAATAAAAATCATTATAATCATCATAAATAGAATAATATTGATATCTTGTGTGATCAAAGATAATATGATGCATATGAAAATTACAAGTCTTGTTAATGTATTCATTTTTTCGTCAAATGACATGTAATCTGTCGGTAATAATGTAGGAATTAACAACACAGATATATCTTCTGTCCAAAACATAATAAACCCTTTATCTATTGTATTTCAACTTTTTAATTTCACACTGGATTATCAACTTGTTCCTTTTGTTTCTTATGAAGTTTATTTTTCATCTTTTTTGCAGCTGCCATTTTTTTTAATGCACCTTCATTCACAACATTTCGTTGACCTTTTTTCTTAGATCCTGACATTTGTTTAAAGAGATTTTGCATATCATTTCCATTTCCCATCATTGTCGACATCATTTGCATTATGTTAGACATATCAGGTGTATTTTTAGAACCATTACCCATCATTCCTGGCATCGATGATGCTAATTTCATAGCATCTTGGATTATATTCTCTTGTTTTAATTCACCATTTGAAATCTTGGATGCCATTTTTTGACTTACACTTGTTATAATTTCAGCAAAACCACTTTCAGGATCACCAATTGCCTTTAAGACATCTCCTTTTTCACCTATAGATTTTTGCATTTTTCCAATATCAACATCTTCAATTATTTCCTTCGCAAGTTTTCCTAATGTTGTATCCTCAATGAATTTCATATCAAAACCAGTATCTGATTTCATTTTCTTATTACGTATATCCAATAATCTTTTAATAATATTTCTGATATTTTCATCAACTATATCTTCTATTTTTTCACTTTCGGATGATTGAAATAAATTAACTATCTTGGTATTATCTTGTTCATCTCTCTCGGTTTTAAATATGAAAAATACACTCAGAAAATGAAGATGTAAATACTCATCATTGAATATTTTTGATACCTGATCTAATGTAATGGATTTATACAATTCAATATCTCCATTTTCAGCGACCCAGTTTTCATTTCCTACAAAATTATTCCAATTCTCATCAGAAAATTGGTTATTTATAAATTCTATATACTCATATGAAGATTTATCAAGTGTTGAATATTCTGATTTTATAACTTTCAAAATTCGACTAAATTCCTCATTTTCTTTCTTTTCTTTACATTGAGTTTTTATCCTTTTTAATAAATCTATATAATATTGATTAAAAATAAAAACAGAACTCATCTTTCACTATTTTTTATATAATATCAACTCTTTATATATATTTTATCAAAAATCATTCGATCTTTGTTTCATCAATTCCTCTATTGATGGTAAATCTTTTTTTGTTCCTTCTTTGTTAGTATCTATTGGACGGTTGTCTGTATTTTGTACAATTTGTGGTTTTTCTGAGTTATTTCCAATACTTTCCCATGTATAATTTCTATCATCTAATTGTTCTTCATTTTCCAGCGATGAAAAGTTTTCTGAATATATTGTGCCTAATGTGAATGCAGATGGTTCAGTTAAAACTGTTTTCGGTTCATTTTTAACTACAGATCCATTATTTGCAAATAAAACACCTCTATTTGGTAATAATAGATAATCAAAAACAGACTTGCCAAAAATATATTCTCCTGTATTATTCAATAGTAGAGCTGGTACTGAATGAATTTTTGGATCAATTGGTTTTTTCAATGATCTTAATGCATCTACTGATACCTTTTTGACAATTTTATTTTTATCATGTCTTTCAATTGTTTCTAATAAAATTTTACAATGTTGACAAAACTCGCTATAAAACAAAATCATTCTACAGATTTATCATAATAATTCTTTATATCAACTAATATATATATTCATCGGTCATTTGTATTTCCTTATATTTATGATAAGTCTTATCATTTTTATTTAAATTATTTAAAAATAGTTTCTGTATGAAATCATGATTTCTTTTGAAAAATATATGTTTTATTACATCTTCCTCTTCATTAATATCCTCCATAAATTTATTATATATTAAATCAATCACCTTGATATTTTCATGTTTCTCACTTTGAATGTCCTCGTCTTTTACAAATTCTTGTCTTTTATCTAACTTATTTTCCACTAATACATAATCATTGTTTTCATCATTTATATTGTAATACTCTAACTCATTTTCATACAACTCTGTTTCTTTAATTCTTCCAATTAATTTACATAATATTATTACAATTTCATTTTTTGCAAAATTACTATAATATAATACATTAAAATGAAAAAAGTCTACTAATATATCTGTTTCAATTATAACAATTTTATCACTGTGTTGATTTTCTCTATATCTATTAATTTTATTGATTTCAATTTTATATTTTCCTTTCAATTTTGTTTGTAATGTTTTCATAGCTGTATCGTTAGCATTTTTGACATTTTGAGTTACATTTTTATTCCATTTCTTCCATTTCATACCGTCGATATATTTGATTACTTTGTTTACACTGTTTGTGTTTAATAACTTTTCTATTTGTTCTCCTTCAGTATCATTATTTGTAAGCAGAATCGTATTATTAAAAATATTTTGAGAATTTATCTTATTTTGATAATAAAAAGGACTATATTCAACAAAATGTTCAATATTTAATGTTTTTTGGATAAATATAATAAATAAAAACATTGATATGTATATAAACATATTCTGATATGACATACGTTATCTCTTTAATAAATTAATATATTTATTTATTAGATAAATGACAAGTAGAATATTATATACTATTTTACTATATATTATTTTAGTTTCATTAATAATTATTTTGAAACCTGCTATGATTTTCGATGCAAACTCCAATCTCAAAACATTCGATTATGATGATATTTCTCATTCGACATCATTAATTAATTTAGAGGTAATTCTAAGTGTTCTTGCGGTATTTTGTTACTATATTGTTATATCTGTACAAATGATGATGTATTAAAGAAGAAATTAATTATATATATAAATGGAATTATGTGGTAATATTCAAAAATATGATGAAATAGTGTCATGGATTCAAAGTAAAACACAAGATTATGTATCAAAAATATGTTTTGATGATGTTTTATTTGTCACAGGAAATTCGGGTATTGGTAAAACATATTCGATAAAAAAGATTTGTCAAGATTTGACACTTTTCGTAACTTATATTTCTTCAAATATCTGTTCTAATAGTAATGAATTAATTGATCATATAATCAAAGCATCTTCAAGTTCACTTCTTCAAACCTTAACAAATAATCATAATCCGAAAATAATAATTATTGACGATTTTGACTCTATAATTACAATAGATAGAACTGTCAATTCATCTTTAATAAATCTTTTAACAACAATGAGAATCAAACGAATACCTATTATTTGTATATCATCATGTGAGGTTATAAAAAGAGTAGGAAGTATCAAAAATAAATGTAAAATAATAGAACTATTTGATCCTGAAAGCGATGATGTTCAAAAAACCTTGAAACAAAAATTTCCGAAATGCAAAAACATTAAGAAGATTGTCAAAAACAACAAAAATTTGTCACAATGTATAAAACAAATAGAATATAGTGAAACAGATTTTTTTGATAACATGGATGATTTAATAAATGTGAATATTCTATATGGAAATGACTTTCAAAGAAATAGAATAACCAAGACTATTTTAACAGATCCATGGATAATTCCACTGAGATTTCATGAAAATATCATTATTGAGTTGAAGAATCGAAAAATAACAATATCAAAATGTAATATATTGTATAAACATTTTCTGATAAATTTTATAATATATGATATGATGATGTATAAGACAAATTCATCAAATTTAGTTGTAGATTATTTTACAAGCATTATATATGATTTTCTAAATCTTGAAAACAAAAAAGACAAACGTTGTAATATAGCAAATTTTACTAAAATATTGAGCTTTATATCTTTACAAAAAAAGAATATTAAAAGAAATTATACAAAAAGTTTTCCATTATATCAAATAAACAATTATCACATAAATAATACCAGAAATTTTATTTCCTTTAATTAGATAGTTAGGTTTATGAGTAAAATTGAATTACCAGAAACACCAAAATTACCAATTGATTCATTTGATAAAAGTATATCAATTGAAAAACCTGAGAAATCTTTTGATTTTTTGAAAGAAAATATGTCATTCAATGAATACAAACAAAAATCAGAAGAGGTTTTTCAAAATTTTACGAACAACTATATGTATATTGGTCTTCTTGGCGTATTCGTTGTTGGAATATTGGTAGCATATGGATTACATTATATTATTTCAAATAAACTTTTCAATCAATCAAGTGTTACAATACAATCAACAAAACAACCTATTATATGTAATAAACAAGGGAAATATCCTATCAAAGAATTCAATAAATCTGGTAATGGAAAGAGAAGAACTTACACATTTTGGATTTATATTCACGACTTGAATAAATATTCTGGTTCATATAGACATGTTTTTCATATAGGAGATGAAAATGATGTTTCGTCAGCAAGTCCATTTGTATTTTTGGATAAACACGAAAATAAACTTTACATCCGTTTCAGCCCAAGTCAAACTTCAACAAACATAAACAATATTCAAAATATGAACAGTACTCAATTATCCGATTTTATGAAACAAGGAATAGTTATTCCATACATTCCATTACAAAGATGGGTTCATGTTGGTATCGTAGTCAATGAGAATTCCAATAATGGAACTATTACTGGATATGTAGATGGTGATTTATCAAAAGTTATTTCGACAGATGAAACAAATGATTTTGGTTCTAAAATCAAAATATCAAATTTAAATCTTGATAAAATGGGTGACTTATATACAGGAGGATCATTTGAATCTTCAATAGGTCCTGGATTTTCAGGTTTAATTTCTAAAATTACAATGTTTAATTATGATCTCAATAATAAAGATATCCACAATGATTATAACAAAGGACCTCTTGATGGATTTTTAGCATCATTAGGATTATCAAATTATGGATTACAATATCCAATATATAAGTTGGAATAAAAATATACCAATATTATAGATTAAATGAATTCTGTAAATATTGTTGAAATTATTTTTGCAATATTTATTGTTTTACTGTTAACATTCATCGCTTATGTAGTATACAATAAAGAAGTACTCAATTCTTTCAGTCAAAACAATGTTAGAAGAAAAGAACAAATATTTGAGGGAATTTTAGATTTCGGTGGTGCTGTCAAATCGGTTGAAATAGATACATTTGATAAAAATGCTTCATCGTTCTTAGATTTATCTCCTTCAGTGAATCAAGAAGGTGGTGCGGAATATAGTTATAATTTTTGGCTTTATTTAGATCAAGACAAATTTTCAACAGTTTCTGATGATTACACCATTTTTCTCAGAGGAAACAAAGTTAAGGTACCTTACACAAATGATTCAAATTGTATTTTGAAAAGAAAGGGTGAATATTATCTTGTCAAAAATCCTTTGTTGAGATTAACAGGAGATGGTTCTGCACTTCTTGTTGAATACAATACTTTAACAAGTCCTGATTCTTTCCGTGAATATGGCAAAAACTCTGTTAATTGTAATAGCAGAAAGATGTATGAGAAGAATAATGGATTATTGGGTGTTTACGATTTAAATAAATCAATGTATGATAAAAGATGGTTTATGATGACAATTGTTCTCAAAGAAACTAATCCAAACAATGATATATTGTATAAAAATAAGACTTCATGTAAAATATATTTAAATGGCGTCACTGTACTTGATAGATATGTAGAATCTCCTTATAATGGTTCTTATGGATCAACAACTATGAAACATAACCGGGGGAAATTATATGTTAATTTAGATAATGAGATTGCAGATGAAAATAAAATCAAAATTGCTAATCTAACATATTTCAATTATGGGTTAGATACAAAACAAATTACAGATCTTTATAATGAAAAATTCCCTGTTACAGCAGTAAAAGTAACATCAGACGATCAAGATGGTAAAGAAATAAGTTTCTCAAGAACTGATGATAATAATATGCCAAAGCCTTTTTAAATGTTAAATATATATAAGATATTACCCATCATTTATATATAAATGGGAGGTGGTTTATTACAATTAGCATCAAGTGGTCAAATTGACAATTATTTGGTTGGAAATCCCCAAATAAGCTTTTATGAATATGTTTTCAAAAGACATACCAATTTCTCAATGGAATCAAGAATACTTGATTTTATTTCAGTTAATAGTAACAAACTTAATAGAACTTCAAATACAATCAAATGTAAAATTGGAAGACATGGTGATCTTTTGAGTAAAATGTATTTCTGTTTTACATTACCAAATGTTTATTCAAGTGATCAGTATAGATTCAGATGGGTTGAAAATATTGGGACTATTATAATGAAAAAAGCAACAATAACTTTAAATGGATCAATAACAATAGATGAACTTACTGGAGAATGGATGAATATATGGAATGAATTAACAACGGTGCATGAAAATTTTGATACTCTTATTGGAAATGTTCCTGAAATAAATAATCCTAAAATCAGTAATGACAGAGTAACAATTAAAAATAATCAATTCATTTATTATTATTATCCCGAAAGTTATAAACCAAATGATATAAATGATCAACCTAAACCATCTATCCCTAAAAGAGAAATAATTGTGCCGCTCAATTTTTGGTTTACTAAAACACCAGCATTGGCGTTACCATTATTGAGAATGCAATTATATGAAATAGAATTAACAATTGAACTTGAAGAGTCTGAAAAATTGTATCAAGTCTTTTCTCACGATATACTTACATATACAAGTCCAATATATTACAATGAAATTAATTCTTTATCAGAAAGTAATGCAATTTCTATAAACAATTTTCTTGACGACAATTATGATCTAAATCCTTATATTGATGCAAAATATATATTTTTAGAAAATGAAGAAAGATTAAGAATATGTTATAAACCTAAAATTACATATCTTGCGGAACAAGTTAGATATACAACTCGAACTGGAATAATACAAAATGAAAGAGTTGAATATAATACAAATTTACCAACCAAAGAATTAGTTTGGGTTTTTAGAAGAGACGATATTTACAATTTCAATGATTTCTCAAATTATTCTCCAACTATTCCTGAAAGTAAAAAAGGTATTATGGTTGATGCTTCTATCAATTTTTATAACAATAGTAGACTTGAAAGAAAACCGGGACAATATTTTAATATGATACAACCTTATGAAAATCATACCGTTGTTCCTAAAAATGGTATTTATACATATGCTTTCAGTTTATATCCTGAAAAAGAAATATTAACAGGTTATTATAACGGAGCTTTATTCAAAACAGATATCCATGTTTGGGTAGATCCAACCAATTATGATAATGATCTGAAAAAGAAATTTGAAAAAATAAATGTCGAATACAATAATATTGTTAACTACAACATGAGTCTTTATGCATATTGTTATAATTTATTTGAAATTATTGGAGGCCAAGTCAATATGAAATTTGCTACTTAAAAACGGGTCAAATCGTCATACATTTCATTAAATAATGATATTATTTCATCTTTTGTTCTATTATTCTCCCAATCTTCTCGTGATTTCATTTTTATTATTTTTGCAGGTATTGCAATATATGATGTATCAAATGTATTAGAAACATCTTCCGATATTATACAATATGGTGGATTGTAATTATGTAAAAGTCGTTTTGTGTCAAATAATTGATCAAAAAGTACAGCCATCCCTGATCCTGTTCTGTCTGTTGAAACACTGTCTGGTTGTTGTGAATGTACTATAGGAAATGTACATATGTGATGTACAATTGTTTTATATCCGTCTCCACCACCAAATGTTTTCGTTAAATAAGCTTCATAATATGAAAAGGGATTACCATCTATCATTTCAAAATGTAAGTTAAGTTCTGGATCAATTACTTTATATAAATTTATATCAGGCTTTTCAAAATTCTCAACAATATGTGGTATCATTCTAAAAATTTCATTTATATCATCGTATGATATATCTTGATCCAAAATAGGATGCTTTGGTTTTCTACCTTCATTCAAAAAATCTATTATATAATTATATAAATCTATAGCATTTCCACAATCTGTTCTTATGATATTGCCATCATCATTTCTTCCATGAATTTTTACAATTGTTTCCAATTGATATAATGGATATTCATTTAATGGACTGAAATTTGTAGTAAATGGTGATATAAGATCTTCATTTTCACCTAATTGACAAATTTGTGAATCTGTGAGTTTTCTTTTATTGTTTTCTGATTGTTGATCACCTAAAAGATTTTGTAAAATTTCTTTTCTTTTGATTATGGCATCTTCTGTTGTCAGATTTGAGTCAATACTTAAATGTTTTATTTTTTGTATTTTTTTGTCAAATTCTTCTTTTTTTTTCTTATATTTCTTATTTGCTTCATTAAAGTTTCTTAGTCTTTGAGGATATGATTCTATTTCTTTCATTATATTTTTGTATTTCAACATTCTCATTTGAAATATTTTTTCGATTTCATCACCGGTTTCATTTGTAAACTCGGCTTCAATAGATTCTTTAGTTGGTTTAGTAGGATCTTCTGGTTTTTGTTTCAAATAAGGAGGAAAGGGTTCGTCATTTAAGTCCTTTGAAAGATGATCGACTATTTTCTGAATTCTATTTGATTTCTTATCAATATGTTTAATCAAACTTATTTCTTCAATATCTTTGAAACAATTATTCACAAATTCAAACATATTTTTTTTTTTGAGCCATTCCAAGAAAATTGTATTTTCAAGTTCAAAATAGTTTTCACTTTTCATACGATCCATATGAAAATTATAAACACCTTCTTTTATTTCAACATCAAAATAATCAAGATTAGAAAGTTTTAGAATATCTTTATGATATACTTTTAAGTTATAAAGGTCTTGTTCTGAAATAAGTTTTCTTTCTCTTACAACACCAAACAGTAATGTAAATATGTTTTGTATGTAATCTTGTAAAAAACGGATTATGCGTTCTTTAAGAATTGTTTCATTCAATTTGTTTAAATCATCATCTGAAATTTGTTCATATATTTTAGTAAATTCTAAATTATTTTGAAAACCAAGTTTTTTCATATTGAGATAAAGTAAATGATCAAATTCAAGATTTTTATAATGAACTATGTGTAGTTTTGGTAACCTTTTTTTTACAATATTTATGATATCATTTGCATTCTGCGATTTTCCTACAACATAATCGAATGATTCATTATACCATAATTCATAATCTTCACCTTTTACTGGGTTATTCATCCAGTTATTCAAAGAATCAATATCGTAATCAATTTTGATAGATTGTATAGTTTTTATTAATTCACTTACGTCATCACCATCGTGACGTATTTTTCGTCTTTTAGACTGTGTTTTAACATAATTAGATACATTTCCACCTTTTGATTTTCTTGACCTTTTCAACTTAATTGAAATTATTTCTACCATACTTTTTCTGTTTTTCTTGATCTTCATATTATAAGATAGATAACATATTTTTATAGAAAAATTTATTTAAAACTTTGTGATATTAAATAATTATGGATTCATACCGTGACGAGTCAGGTTATTTAAAATTATTGGAAGATGTACTTGAAAACGGAGATGAAAAAGAAACTCGTAATGGAAAAGTAATTTCAAGTTTTGGAAAAATAATATCATTTTATAACATTGAAAATAGATTTCCTCTATTAACAAGCAAAAGAGTATTTTTAAGAGGTGTAATTGAAGAACTTTTATGGTTTTTAAGAGGTTCTATTGATTCTAATGAATTGAAAAACAAAAATGTCAATATATGGAATGGTAATTCAAGTAGAGAATATTTAGATTCAATTGGTTTGAATCACTATAAAGAAGGGGAATTAGGACCTATATATGGATGGCAATGGAAAACTTTTGGTAAAAAGTATGGTAGTGATGAAAAAGGATTTGATCAAATTCGTTATGTTCTTGAAGAATTGATGAAGCCTGAAAATAGTAGAAGAGCTGTGATAAGTGGATGGAATCCTACACAGTTGAAGGAAATGGCTTTACCACCTTGTCATATTCTCTATGTTTTTTATAAGAATAAACACGGATTGCATTGTTCTGTAAGTATGCGTAGCACTGATTTATTTCTTGGTCTACCATTCAATATAGCAAGTGTTTCGATTCTTGTACATATTATAGCAAAATTATTACATATCCAACCTCATGCCATAAGTATAAATATGACAGATTTACACATATACGAAGAACATATAGAAAGTGTAAAAAAAC